TATCTTTGCTTTAATATCTCAAACATCTGTACTACCTCCTTCTAACATTGCTAATTCTAAATCTGCCATTTGTTGTGCTAACATTTGTCTTTCCTGTTGTGCCTGCTGTTCTAGCTGTAAAAGTGTTTCCACTATATTCTCTGTTTCCTTCTTTTTTCTATCTCTTTCTTTTGCTTCTAATATACTATCTTTTCGCCACTCTATCATTTAAAATTCCCTCCTACAGAACTGATATAAATTTCACCTTGTGTCGTATTTCTTCTAACAGTCACTTTAAAACTAAATCCCCATTTTGAAGCAGTTTTCTGTTCATTTAACAATATAAAATTTCTGTTTTCTCTTACAAATCTTGTCACATCTTCCCAAGTAGGACTTGTATCATAAGCATTGTTACAGGCTTCTATAATAAAATCTACTCCCTCTGGTATCTGCCTTACTACATTCATAATCCCTACACTTGCAGCAGCGTCTGTTTCAAAAGGTGTTTTTAATGTAAAAGCAATTTCATTTTCTTGCTTTTGAAATGTGATATTTTTTGTTGTAACACCACCATCTGTATCTGTTACTGTAATAGAAAGTGTATTTGTACCATTTAGTATACAAATAAATTCCTGCTGTGTTATCTGAAATGTGTAACTACTACCAGAAGTTGCTGTAAAACTCTTTTTCTGTACACCATTTATTTTTTCTACTACAGTTAATTTGCTGCTTTCTTGGTCTGAAACTGTGTAGCTAAAAGAAAATGCTTCTGTTTTTAATCCTAAATTAGTACTGTTTGTGGTAATTACTGGCAGTTCATTGTTTATAATATTTCTAACTTGTGCTGTTTTATAAGCACCTTTTTCATTGTAACTATCATAAGCACAAACTCTGTATTGTACCGTATTCCAACCTTTTGTAATACTATCGCTATAACTTTTATTTGCACCTTTATAAATTTGTGTGTAAGTACCACTATTTACAGAACGCTCCAATATGTACCCAGATAAATTCCCATCGCTGTCTGTAGCTGCTGTCCAAGTTACTACTGCTGTTTTTCCCCCATAAATATTCAACGGAACCGTAATACTTTGCGGTGCAGTAGGAGCTTTATTATTCACTACAGTGCTTGTACCGCTTGCTTTATATCCACTGTGAGCACTACTACTATCATAAGCACGCACTCTAAACATTACTTGTGTTGCTTCCCCAAATGTTAGTGTTACAGATGTACTTGTGCTACTTCCTTGATATATTTGTGTCCAAGTACTTCCACCGTTTACGGATTTTTCCAATTTATATCCCGACAAATTCCCATCACTATCCGTAGATTTCCCCCAACTTACTGTAAATGCCCTTCCACCATAAACTGTTGAAGGCACTGTAATACTTGATGGTACTGTTGGTGCGACATTTGGCTTACTGTAATATACTGTTGCACTGGAGCCTGTTTTATAGCTGCTGCTACCTCCACTATTTACCGCTTTTACTCTATACTGTACTCTTGTTGTACTAGAATTTAAACCATAGTCTGTATAACTGGTAGCTGTTCCAGAATATACTTGACTAAATGAACCACCATTAATAGACCTTTCTAACACATAACTTGTTGCTCCTGATACACTTCCCCAAGATACCCTTGTAGAGTTATAGGAATTGATAGAAGTGCTATAACTGATAGATGATGGTGTAGATGGTGTTGCTATAGATGGAGAATAATGCATACTAACGTTTCTATTTGTAATGTACTCACCATACGCATCTCTAAGGTCTAAATCATTTATATCGCTTACTGTATAAGCACTTGTTAAAGTTACAGAAAATGTAATTGAACTAGAACTGGCTTTTGCTCTATCTGTAAAATGCTGTGTATTACTACTTTTTATCCAAGACCATAGTTGATAAGTACTTCCTGCTTCAAGCCCTGTACAAGTAACAGTAAAGCTCCTCTCTCCTGTTACTGTTGGTGCTCCTATACTTGCCATAAATATCCCTTCTTTCTCTATTTTTGTATTTTATAAATAAAATAATTAAAATTATGTAATATTACGTATTTTATATTTACATACGTAATATTACGTGTTATAATAGTGTCATGGTAAGGAAAGGAGATACTATTTATGCCTATGACACCAAAAGAGATGATAAAATATCTCAAAAACAATGGCTTTGAAATCGTAAGCCAAAACGGTTCTCATGTAAAAATGAAAAACTTTCAAACAAATTTACAAACGATTGTTCCTTATCATTCCAAATCCTTAAAAAAAGGACTGGAGCAACAAATTTTAAAACAGGCAGGGCTGAAATAAGCCCTTGCCACTTTCTATAGGAGGTTTTGCTATGAAAAAATTATTTTATCCTGCTATTTTTCATAAGGCAGAAGAAGGTGGTTACTGGATTAGCTTTCCAGATATTCCTGAATGTCTTACAGAAGGTGATACTATGGAACAAGCATATGAAATGGCTGTTGATGCTCTAGGACTTGCGATTTCTTCTCGTTATCAACAAAAAGAAGACATTCCTACTCCTTCAGAACCTGAAAATATATCTGTAAACGATGGCTTTTTAGTAATTGTGGAATTTGATATGCTTGCCTATCAAAAACGTACCAATGCTAAAGCAGTGAAAAAAACATTGAGTATTCCTCAATGGCTTAATGAAGAAGCAAATGCAATGAATATCAATTTTTCTCAAGTATTGCAAGAAGCTCTTTTAACCAAAATACAAACAAAATAAACAGGGGTTTTTACTCCTGTTTATTTAGCACTCCAGTCGTTTTTTATTTTTATTCCACACACCTTTTGTAAGCACTATACCATTGAGTGTTTCAAATGTTACCAAAAACGGATTTTCTTTAATGTCATAAAACAGTGCATTTTCAAGCCTTTCTATTCTTGCCTTCAAATCTGCATCTAACAATGTTTTCAATTTAGGGTGGGCATTTTCATCTTCATTGTGTTTTTTTATCAAATCTTTCATATCCAATAAAAACTCTGGCAGTAAATTGATAGTCAAAAATCTTCTTACTTCTTCTGCTGTCATAAAAGAAAGTGCTGGATAAGCAAGCACTACTTTTACATCATCTGATATTGCAATGCTTATAGGATACCTTCTCACATCTATTGCACCATTTTGTTTATAGGCAATTACATGTTGTGGGAAATCTCCTAATGTCGCATAATAAAGCAATATTTCTTCCTCTCCATCTCTTGCAAATATACCAAACTCATTTATCCAAAATTCGTGTTGCAGTCCTCCATTCAAATCACTTCTATATTCTACTATAAATGAAACAACACCGTCTTCTGCAACAGGTTCTGTAGAAGTCGCTTGTGCTACTGGCTGTATTAAATCATCAAAATAGGCAGGGCTTTCTTCTCCCAAATTTCCACTCCCTACCATTACTCTTGTAATCTCTAATTGCTCTCCTGCTACCAATTTTGCAAGCAATTTCCTACCCTTCACTGTTATCATAAATCCTGGTTGTATGCCTTGATTTTGTTCTAATTCTTCCTTTTCTATTTCCATATTACCACTCCTTATAGTATAAATATTTTAATGTGGTTTTGGTCTAATCTTCTCATTACTCTAAAACGTGCCTTGTTCTATTTTATACCAAACTTTTTTTCATGATATTTTTTTTAATTTCTCTATTTCCTTTTGTAATTGTTCTATCATCTGTTGTTGCTGTTGTATTGCCTTTATCATAGGTGCAATAAATTCGGCATAGCCTAATGAAAGTACATCTTCACCGCCATCAACTTTACTATCCAAATATCCTGCAAAGTCAACATTTAATTCATTCATAGACTCTTTTACTTCTTGTGCTATCAGACCATAATGTGGTCTTTTTCCTGCTTTACTTCCATCGTTTGTAGCTGTAAAATCTCTTTCTTTTCCTTCTTCAAAATAGGCTTCACGGCTGTTCATTCTATATTTTCTAGGACGTAACTTCATTATAAAGTCTAAGCCTAATGGGCTATCCTCAATATCTAGCTTGTCGCGTGCATCAGAACGAACTACAAGGGCTTTTTGAGCATATACAGTGACGGAAGTGTTGCCGAGTTGTACTTGATTGGAGCCTGTAACTTGTGCATCATAACCTAAACCAGTACAGTTAGTATATGTAGTTAAAACTTGTAAAGCATTATAACCTACTGCTGTATTATAGCCTCCTGTTGTGTTTCCGAATAAAGCTTGATACCCATTAGCTGTATTGCCACACCCTGTTGTGTTGTTACATAAAGCTTTTGTACCATTAGCCACATTGTATCCCCCTGTTGTGTTTTTGAGTAAAGCTTGAAGCCCATTAGCTGTATTGCCACACCCTGTTGTGTTGTTACGTAAAGTATAAAGCCCTAAAGCTGTATTCTCGCTGCCTGTTCCTGCTCCTATCATTATACTATCAATATAATTTTTTGTTATAGCGCTAATAATTGATTTTATTGCTGGTGTTACATAAATTGTTTGTACTTTCGTAACACGTCCTTTTGCATCAACAGTAACACTTGGAATAGGAATAGCTGGATAAAAACCATAAGTATCATTTTTAATAGTAAAATAACTTTCAACATTATTTTCATAAATAACAGTACTAGGTTCTGCTGTTCCTGCACCATATTTTATTTCGCTAATTTCTGCCCTATCAATACCATTATTTACACTGCCATCTTTCCTATAAGTAAATACAATCGTTTTATTTGCTGCTAATTCTACTGTTAATATTCCCGTTTGTTCTGTCGAACCGCTAGTATTCGCAAGTATTTGTGTACCTGCTGCCGTAATTGTTAAATAATCGTGTGTACCTTCAGAAGAAACCTTCCATCGAAATGAAATTTTACAAGCTTGTTTTGCTTTCCATGTGGATATAGCAGATGTACCATGTAATCCTATATTGTTACTTACCCACACTGTGCCACTATTTTTAGTTACTAAATCCAAAGCACCATATGTACCAGCTATTACACCACTATTTTTTAATGTCGTTGCTATTGTTTTATTTGCACTACCATCAAATGTTGTACTTCCTGTAACATCACCACTTAACGCAAGTGTTCTAGCTGTTGCCAATTTACGAGCATTTGCTGTAAGCATAATCCATTGATTACTATAATATACAAACTCTATAATATCTCCTGCTACCCATTGTGTAGTAGGGGCATATTGTCCTTGCATATAATTAAGAACTTTTGCACCTGTACTATTCACATTTAACGTAGGTGAAGTGTTCGTATTCGCATTTGTAAAGCGTACAGCTACTCTTGCACCTTCTGTTAATACAAATCCTGTAAGAGCGACTGTTTTTTCAGCAACATCTGCTGCTGTATCACACACTCCAAAATGTACAATATTTGTACTACCATCAAATGGCATACCATCTATTGTTCTAGCTGTAGCCAATTTTGCAGCAGAATTTGCCACTCCACCAGTGGTAGAAGAACCTGCATAATTATGTGTATGAGATGTATTTGATTTTTTAGCTAATTCTTCTGTCATTGTTGCAATATTAGCCTTTTTATCCAGTTCTGTCTGCATTGTTTCACTATCTGCTTTTAATGCCAGTGCATCAGAAACTGTTTCGGCATCTGCTTTTTTATTCAATTCTTCCTGCATTATTTCAGCATCTGCCTTTTTTTCCAATTCTTCCGCAACGGTCTCTTTATCCGCCTTTTTATCTAACTCCAATACAATATTTGTACTATCTATTTGCTGTTGTAATATTTCTTCTATCTCTTCCTTGTCAACTTTTTTGTCTAGTTCTGTCTGTACTTCTTCTTTATCTGCCTTACCTGCTAATTCTTCTATTACTGTTACTTTATCTGCTTTTTTCCCAAGTTCTGTAAGCATTTCCATTTCATCTGCTTTTTGCTCTAACGCCTGCTGCATTGTTTCAGTGCCTGCTTTTTTTGCTAATTCTTCTGCAACCATTTCGGCATTTGCCTTTTTTGCCAATTCCTCTGCGACAGTTTGTTTATCCGCCTTTTGTGAAAGTGCTTCTGTCATAGCTTGTTTATCTGCTTTTTTGTCTAACTCTATTTGTATATCCTCAGCATTTGCCTTTCTTGCTAATTCTTGCTCTAGTATTTCACTATCTGCTTTTTTATCCAACTCTGCAAGTATATTATTTTCACTTTCTGCTAAAACACCTTCCAAATAAGGCAAAGCCTCTATTTCTACAAATTCCTTCATTCTTTCTTCTGTCACAAAAGCCATTGCAGCATATGCAATATTTACTTTTATATCATCTGTCACCACAATACTTACAGGATATTTTTTAATGTTTACTTTTCCATTTTCATAGACATCTATATATTGCGGATATTCCCCCAATGACGCATAATACAACAATATCTCATTTTCTCCGTCTTCAGCAAACACACCAAACTCTTTTAACCAAAATCCCTCTTGTAGTCCACCATTCAAGTCATTTCTATATTCCACTATAAAAGAAATCACACCATTTTTTACAACAGGTATTGTTGAAGTAGCCTGTGTCACTGGCTCTATCAAATCTGTAAAATATTCTGGTGTTTGTCCCTGCTGTAATTCTCCTTTTCCTACCAATACCTTTGTAATATTTAATTCTTGTTTTGTTGCTACCAATTCTGCAAGCAATTTTTTACCTGCTTGTGTAATTACAAATCCTCTTGACAATGTTTTTGCACTCCTTCCCTTCAAATTTTCATTTCGGACAATGTTGTTTGTTCTATTTCACACCAATCTGCCACCACATTCATCATTGCACTTGTTTTAAATTCCAACTCTGGCAATGTCGTCTCCATAATATTTTGAAATGTGCCACCTATCTGCATTATTGTTTTAAATTGATAGTTGTATTCTATTTCTGTTAGTGTCGTTTCTGATATGGGTCTAAATACTGCACCACCTACATACAGTGTGTTTTGTGGCAGAGGTGTTTCCAATACACTTTTTGCTTCTAATATCAAATGTGCAGGCTTATATTTTTCAATGGTTTGATAAATGTTTTTCCATTGTTCTTCTAAAATTTCTCCATACAGTTCTACAGAAAATGTATTTTTTGCTGTTCTTTCCAATACGGATACTTTTTTTAAGGAATACAAAAACATCAATATTTGTTCTAATCTTTTTGGGTTCATAGGGGCTCTTGTTCTAACAGCAAGCAATATTTTTTGTCTTCTTTGTTCCATACTAATATTGGGGTGCACTGGTAAACCATATTCTTCTTCCCAATAATCTAATGCCCATGTAGCTGTTTGGGGCAATATTTGCTCTACTGTCTCATTTACCCACTTTACAAATAAGTCCCCTTGTACACCCATTGCTTCCATTATCCACAATGCTGTTTTTGCCTTATGATATACTGGTGTAATATAGTCCAATCCTTCTATTGCTGTTTTACTTTTCAATATTTCTTGTATCTCTTTGCTTGTGTATTTCATAATAATGTCACGTCCTTCTGTTCTGCAACAGCAACACAGTATTCTGCAATATCAATATTTACTACACCATCATTCAATTTTAACTGTTCATAGTCCCATACTCCTTCTGTATTAATCAGCACTGCTCCTACTTCTGCATATTTTACTTCTGTATGTGCTTCTTCTGTTTTTAAATATTCTCTTAAATTTTTCAAAAACGACTGTTTCACTTGTTCTATATCATAGCCCTGTTCCAATTCTACAGAAGCAGAAACATTAATTGTAATAGGTTCTGCTGGTATCACACTTAAATACGCATTGATAGGAGCAAGCCTTTCATACCAACTGTCATATCTCATAATATGATTTTCTACTTCTTCACATACAGACTGCTGTACTGGCATACCATCACTGTCTGTCAGCACAATCGTAACAAGTCCTGTATCATCTTTTGCTGATATGACATGAGCAGCTCCTACTCCTGCCACTTCTAATGCCCAACGTCTATAATCTGCTGGAGAACCTACAAAAGAATTTCCCAATGAAGCATCAAATTCTGCTATTCTCTTTCTAAAACTGTCTTCTGTTTCTTGTTCAAAACCACCATATGCTTTTTCTTTATTGACTACAGAAACAATACCTTTCATAGGTTTTGCCATAAGCAATATTGTTTCTGCTGCAACATTTCCTTTTTTTCCTGAAACAGAACAAATACATTCTACTTCTGCAATACCTGTTTCTGCTATTTCGCACTCCTCCAATGTATAAAATACAATACCACTTTCTTCTGGTGTAGAAACAGTAGAAAAAGCAAATCCTTGTGGTATTTTTGTACCCATAATTCCCTGTATGGTAAGCATTGCTTTTGCATAACTAGCTTGTTTTAAAAATAAATTTCTATTTTCTCCGTGTCCTAGCAATATATCGCCATAAGAATATTTCGGTACAACATTTTTTATAGCTTCTACTAATGTAAACTCTATTGCCCTTGAAAATGCGATTGCTACTGGATAAAACAAATCACATACCCAGCCGTTTTCTTCTTTGCTGATATTTTCTGGTAGTTTTTGGAGCATTTCAGAAAGTATTTTTTCTGTACTGTAATTTTGTAAAAATTCTGGTATTACAAATGGCATTTCTTCTCCTCCTTTCTTTATAAAATAAAAAACGCCCTAAAAAGAGCGTTTTAGTATTATTTACTTAATTTATAAAGAGCATATTGATTTAATGATACTCCTTCTTTTTCTGCTTCTATTGCTAATCTAAAATGTAATGATTTTGGTAATCGTATAACAAACTTTCCGCTGTAATTTTCTGTTTGAATAGGTTCAGGTACATCAAAACCATTTTCCAATTTTGTTTCAATATAACCTTCTATTGCTTCCTGTAAGCATTCCCATACTTCTTCATAACTGTCTCCTGTACTTTGACAGCCATCTAGTTCTAACACTTTACCATAATAGTAACTACCACTCTCATCATTAATGTGCTGAATAATAAAATTGTAAGGTAAATTTTTATAATATTCTACTGTTTTATTCATACTCTATGGCAGGCAATAATAGGAGAGTTATACTCTCCCTATTCTTTTTAATATATCTTTGATGTATACTGCTTTCAAAGGATTTTCTGATTTTATTGTAATGACATCACCTTTTTGATTGATATATTGTTTATGAGAACCTTTCTGCCTATCTAAACGATATCCATAATATTCTAATACCTTCTGTGCTTCTACATCTCTAATACCATTTGGCTGGTTTTGCATTTTAGCAATGATTTTTTCAATACCTGCCATATACTCACCTCCTGCATAGTATAATATCATATATAGTATCATAAGTCAAATATTATCTTATCAAAAATGCTGTCAATTTTTTATCTTCTACCCACAAACCATTTACCCAAAATGTCACTTCTACACCATCTGTTTGCCACACAAATGTAAAATCATACACTCTCTTTGTTCTCTGATAAGGGTCAGCTAAAAGTGCTTCTGTCACTGTTTTTTCAATATAACTTTGTTGTGCCTTTCTGTCCTGTTGTGCAAATGCTTCTTCCATCTCTACACCTGTTTGAGAAGAATATGCAAAAAATGCCCATCTTTGTGTTAATACTGTTTTTAAACACCACTGCACCCAAGTATCATAGGGAGTTGCTGTTTTGATTTCTCCATTACTATCTAATGCAATATCTCCTTTTTCAAAATCAAAATATAAACTTTGTTTTGTTCTATTTTCTTGTTTAACACCATTTTCTACTACTTTTGGTACAGCAAATGTTGGAAATAAATTAGCCATTTTCTAATACCACCTTTGCATTGAGTATCAAATCAATTACTACTGCATCTACTCCTACCCACGCTACAAGCACTCTATCATTTGGTTTTATCCATCTCATTTTATCAGGCAAATAGACATCATGATAGTGTATACCAGTGCTACAAGTGCTATGATTATGTTTTCCTTTGGCATTGTGTTCGTGGTCTGGGAATGTATCTGGTGGTTTATGTAAATATTTCTCTCCTCCCTGCCAGCCTTTTTCACTCCAATCTTCTTCTTCCCAGCCTTCTACAACAGGGTCTTCTCCCTGCCACCACGTCATTGTCATAGGCTTTGCAGGGTTCCAGCTTACACTTCTGCATATAGAATAGTCCTCCACTGGTATAGGAATAGGATAAGTATTTGTTAAAAGGCTATAGTCTTCTTGTATCACACCAAAGTCTAATACCAAAGGACTTTTTGTACCATTTTGTATTTCTTGTCTTAGTACACTTCCTAAATGATTGAACCCTTTCATATCCTCTCCAGCTCCATTTCCATAGTTTTTTCAAAGCCATTGTGTGTTACTCCTTCTACAATAAAATATCCCGATAAATTCCCAGCTACTAATTTTATTTTGTCTCCTTTTCTTATCATAGGTACATCAATAGTAGATACTGTTATGGTTTCTTCTGGCTTTCCTTTTTCTTTTAATATATTTTGTGCTTCTTTTTCTGCGTCTTCTAATGTTTTGTTGCTGTCTTTTGTTACAATTTCTTGTAATGTTCCATAGTCTAAATTACCATCTATTGTTTTTAATAAAGGTGGTCTTTTATCTTCTTCCGATTTTCCATATACTAACACTTTTGTTACCAGCCCTTGTAATGTCAAGCGGTTTGTGGTACTTTCTACATTTTTACCATGAAAGTAATAAACATCTGTATTACTTCCTTTTTTTCTGATAAACAATGTATCTTTTTCAAAAAGCATAACATATTTACTGTCTAACTTTGTTTGTGCTTCATCTAATACCGTTGTTAGCTGCCTGCTGATTTCCATATCTTTTAAAGGTGTTTTGCCGTGTGTCCAGCTTTCCCACTCATAACAAACAGAAATGCCCCATTCTTTGCAAATATCCTCTACTAAAAACTGTGTACTTTTTCCACTAGAATAGTATGTATTCCCTTTGCTTTGTGTTAAATATATCATATTGTCATAAGCTGTAAATGATAATTCTTTTTCTAATGCACTGGTATAACTCCAATCCCACACAATTCCCCTAAAATATTCTTGTTCATTTACAAAAATTACTATTTGTGTACAAAGTTCTATCAAATCGCTGATATATCCTTTATCAATTTTAATATTTGCAAGTGTAACTTCTGCTTTCTGTGCGATACTGTTTTTTTCATCTCCCCACGTCAATGAAGTACATAACCCTGTCAAATCCATTACTTCACCAGAAGAAAAAAAGGCTTTTACACTGTATTTCAGTTTTGTAATATCCACTTCTGCCATAATTATCACGTCCTTATGTTGGCAACAATAATACCTGCCCTACACTGATTTTATTTGGATTTGAAATATTGTTTAATGTCGCAATCTCGTTATATCTGTTTCCTGCTCCTAGTTTTGACTGTGCAATATCCCACAAACAATCTCCTTTTTTTACTGTATAAGAAGTATCTGCCTTTTTTTCTGGTCTTTGTTGTTCCTGTGGCGTTACTGCTTTTGTTGTGCTATCTTCATTGTCTCCCTCATTTCCTTCTGTACAAACTTTTAATTCTTTAGCATGAACAAATGAAATATCACAATCATAATCTCCAAATCCTCCTGCATATGTCATAGTGTAGTTTTCTAAATAGACATCGTGATTGACTGGTGTTTCTGTAATAAGTAATCTGCATTTCTTCCCTCTATTCCTCAAATAAGAAAACCACGACTGCACCTTTAAAGGGTCGCCGTGACTTACTATAATGTAGGGATTTTGATAACTCCCATTTTGATTTTTCACTTGTCTTTTTTCACCTGGTATTTTGCAGCTCCACGACATTCTTGTCAATTCTTCTCCCAGAGGCTGCATTACCTCTCCAATATTCATAATATCGTAACTTTGAAATCTTGTAGCACACTCCACTTTTATTTCTTCTGGCAACATAGGAAATGTCATAAAATTTCCTGTGTCGCTTTCTGTTAATATTATCTTCATTTCACCACCTCATAAAAAACATTGTAAACAAATTTAGTATTCTAATGCTTTTTTCAGTTCTGCACTTTCTTCACAAACTCGTACGAAAGCCTGTTGATAGGTTAAATTGCTGTCTGACTTCATCAATTCCTGTATTCTTTGTTCTGCTTGTTGTTTTTGGCTGCCTGCACCTGCTCTATTGCTACCATATTCTTTAAATATACCGCTTGCTTGTGTCATTTCTACCATTTCATCTAACATAGCGATATAGTCATTGTATGACTGTTCCTCTGACTTTTTCAATTCATACAATTTTGCTGCTAATTCTTCTGTATTTTTTCCAATGACTTCATACTGTTTTGCTATGTTTTCAAATTCCTTTAACTCCAATGATTTTTTTAATTCCTGCAATTCTTGTTTTGCTGTTTCTGCTTCTTTAAGTGCCTTTTTCACTTCTGGGTGAAGTGTTTGTTGTTTTGGTTCTTCTGTTTCATATTTCTTTTTTAATGCCTCATAAACTGCTCTGTCATATTCATTCATTTTGTTTATATTCATTTCTTCGCTCTCCTGTTCTTCTTCCTTTGCAAAATCATAAACAGTACTATAAAATTCATTTACGCTCTTTTGCAACAATTCTTCTTTTTGTTCTACTGTTTTGCTTTCATCTTTCAGCACACTTATCAAAGAAGTTTCCATAGCCTTTTTGATTTTTTGTTCTTGTGTTTCTTGCTCCTGTATTGAAAATCCTAATGCTTTGCATACATCTTCTATTGTAATATTTAATTCTTTACATACATTTTGAATGATACTTGTTTTTAAATCTGACATATTTTCTTTCTCCTCCATACTCTTTTTTAAACAAATAAATGCCCTTTGATTTGCTCCTTGTTTACACAAATCTACACTATTCACCAATACATTTTTTAATTTTTTTGCCATACTTCACACTCCTTATCAATAAAAAAAGAGCCTTTTAACTTTGATAACATTCTAAAAAACTCTTTGCTTGTATTGTTTTATTTACATTTTCTATTTGTGCAGTACCTTCAATAGAAAACATATTGTATTCGCCTTTTTTGATTTTCTGCCAAGTATCGTCGTCGGTTATTTGAAAACCTACCCACCAACCACAAGGCAAGCTGTCCTCTGGCAATCCTAATGCCTGCAATTTTTCTTTTGTAAACACAATGCTTTCAATCATTTTTCCTTTTTTTCTCAATGCTGGATTGTGTCGCTCTCCTGTATCTCTAAACTTCAACACATAATCGTAAGCAGTTCTTTCTAGTTCCTCACCTGTTATAGTGTCGCCTTGATAGTCTTCAATGGTGTTGCCTTGCTCATCTTCTGCGACATTTGCCCAGCCGAACACTTGTTTTTTGTCCTCAACAGACTTTTTCAATTCAAAATTCATTTTATCACTTCCTTTCAATTTTAAAATAAGCAATAAAAAAACGCCCTAAGGCGTTAAGGTATAATATCACCAATCATCATCGTCATCATCTATGCCCCAATAATAAAAAATATCTTTTTTATTTTTGACGCATTTTTTTAATACATCTACTAAATCTTGGTAGCCAGCATCTTCTTCATTTTCTAAATAATCTAATTCAAAGGACATTTCTCCACGTGGGTCATAACCAAATAAATTTTCATATTGCTGCAGTAACTCTTTCAATTCTTTTGTCATTTTTTCAGTACAGTCTATCATTTTAACTCCTTCTCAAGTTCTTTTAATATAATATTAACTTGTTTTGTTATACTTGGGAAAATATTGTTAGCTGTTACCCATACTTCTTCATTTTGCATATATATCATACTACCATAATTTGCCCATGTTTCTTTCTCTAATGCAAATGGTTTATCCCAATAACCTTCTTCTCTATGCCCATATCCTAAAAATATTTTACATTTTGACATACCATGTAATATATCAGAAATTCCTCCATAATGCTTTTTTATTCTATTTTCTTTTCTAAAAATATGATTATGTTTTAAGTATAGCATATTTTCTATTGATATTCCATAAAATTTTGAAATATGTTGTAAATTCTCATAATCTTTTTGTATTACGTTTGTAAGTATGCCACTTCTTGAAATACCATAAGTACGGTCTATTTTATGAAATAATTCATGGGCTATTGTTGAAGCAGTAGCATCATATCCTAAAAGTATGATATTCTTTTTACCCTTAAATCTTGAACCTTTCTTATTCCATCTTACAAATTTAACATCATTTCTTGCTTCTATTAGCAGTTGCTTAATCGTTTCATTCTGCATTGTTTCCAATCCTTTGTCAAATTCTCTCAATCTGCTTTCTATAAATTCTTTGTCTTTTCCGCTAATTCTTCCAATTATTCTATCCATAAAGCTGTCTGCTTCATCACTTGTACTATAGCTATCATTTTGTTGTGTATCTATAGCAGTTACTTCTGGTGTTTTTGGTGTAATTTCTTCTGCTTCTGAAATTTCTTCATACTCCACAGCACACCTACAACTTGTATGAAAAGGTGGAAAAAGGAACTCCCCCCACTGTGTTTTAAAATAATCATATTGGTTTGTTTCTTGTCCTTCCACTTCTCTACAACCTTTACAAACTCTACCATCACCAGCAGATATAGCATACTTTTTCACTTTTCCCATCAATCCATCTTTTTGTGCCTGTTTAATACTGTAAAATTCCCCAGCGTTATATGCTCCTGCTAATTCTGTTCTAGCAATCGTCATTGCTCTATATTCTTTTTGATTTTTAGCATACTGTTTTGCCTTTTCCAATGCCTTTTTTTCTGCTGCTTGTTCTTTCATTTTAGTGTGATTTTCTAGCAAGTTCTGTTTGATACTATTGTAGTAATTCACATTTGCTGTGACCTGTCCTTTATGCAGCCCTATCAATGGCTTCAATAAATCTGCTGTACCCTCTGTAGTGATACCTAGTGTTTCTGCTCTATCAATTACTAGTTTGATAGCTTCTTTTTGTATTTTGGTGAGTTGTACAATCTGTTCTGCACAACTTTTTTCTATCCATTTTTTGGTTTCGTGATACTTTATATCAAATAAAAAAAGAGGTTTTTTGACCTCTTTTGCTCCTTTTTCCATTGCAGACTGTCTTTTATCAAGCATTTTCCCTAGCACAAATATAGATGTACTCTGTAGTAGTTGCTTTTCTATTTCTTTTGTTACTCCACCTTTTTTCACCATTTCTATGTACTGTTGTGCAGTAATCTTCCTTTGCTGATTGTCCCACAATTCCAACAAATATTGTTCTAGTTCTGGCTGTTCTTCTTCTAGCGTTTCCCTCAATTCTTTTATTGCTTCAGGGTAGTTATTTTGTTCTTTTTTCACTTCACCATAAAAATGTATCATTTTTCTTCCTCCTCTTTTTTCTGTTTAGGAGGATACTCTACATTTTCTAATGCCTCTGGCAAACCGCCCATTTCTCTTATTTTTCTTTCCAGATTTTGGTCTAATGTTAAAAGTCCCACATTTGCCATTTTTACAATATAATCTGCAAACTGTGTCAAATCTTGTTTTTCAATATCATCATGTATTAGTTTTGGTATACCACTTATATTTTTGAAATGGCTTTGATTGACTTTGATTAGTTTTGGTATTGCTTGTGTGTTTATTGTTTCGCATATGATGTCTAAATAAGTGCCTATTGCTACTGCAAAAAGCCTTGTTTTATCACTTGAAAGTGCAAAACTTCCCGTTTGTTGGTGTCCTAAAAGCACAAAATCAGCCATACAAGTCATAGCCATTCTGTTGTCTATTCTTTCTATAATGTTGCCTATTTCAAACTGTCGCTTGCTGCCACCATTTACTAGGCTAAGTGTCCAGCCATAAGGCAACACAATACCCTCTTTTTCGTCCCTTCTAATGTTTTTGACTAACTTTTCTGCATACATTAATGCTTTCATACTGTCAGGGTCATCATTCCATATGTCCACTCCTTCGGGTGGCTGTAGAAGTGGCAATCCTGCTAAATCCCTTTCTACGCCTATGCCTTCTATTTGTCGAAATCTCTTTTTATAGTAGTAATCTGTATAGCAATTTCGTAGTATAGAACGTCCCTCTGGATTTTGTTTTCTACTTTTTGTTACAAAATGTAATGCCTTTTCTATGGGTATTGTTCTAATGATATAGTCTGGTGGTGCTATTTGTGACATTCCAAGCAATTTATCATTTTCGTCATATTCCCAGCGGTACAATGTATCCTGTGAACGCAATGCGAATTTCTGCCAGCCTATCAATCCATCTGTATATTTACTTTGATTTTGTATTCGCCTTTTATAACAAATTTCGTGATAACTCCAGCCATAAATTAAAAATGACATGATTTCAGAAATAGTATCTTGCCAACTTTGCTCCATATCATTCATACAACTTTTTATAAATTCTGCTACATTTTTATCTGCTTTACTATTTCCTGCTGGTTCTATATCCCATACTACCTGCCTCATAAGCATTTCTATAGCAAAAAGCATTGCCCCTATAATATCATCATTTTCAGACATCTCTTTGTATGCCTCAATGCCCTTTTGCCCTTGTAACTCTGTTAAAAATTCCTCAAAAAATACACCAGCATATCGTCTTTGTCCTATACGTCCATATTCTCCAAATATATCCAACTTTATCACCACCTTTGTGAGTAGCTTTGACATTTATAAAATAAAAAGCACCTGCTTCTAAAAAACAGATGCCTTTTTTATTATTTTTTAAGCAACGGACAGTAAAAGTTTTCTTTATTTTCTGCTGCTACCAATTCACTCGCAAACAAAAAAGCTTGTTCTCCTTTATTTAATGCCAATATCTCATGGGGCAATTTCCCTTTTGTCTGCCATATTCTATGTAACAAATATGCTTTTCCGCCTGCTTCAATTAGTTTTTTGCGGTATCCTCAAGTGTAAAATCATCTGCACCATACCCACTAATCTCATCAATAATATTACTAATTCTATCTTTTTCTCCTGCCATAAGCACCGTTTCTACTACATCTACATCATCTATGACATTTAAACTATCTTTTAGCTTTTTATTTTTCCACAATATACCCTGTCCTTTGTCCACTGTTGCAGCAATGATTTTATAGCTTCTTAATTTGAAATAATCTGTTTCTAACTCTATCATACCAAACTGTCTGCCTCTTGGGTCTGGTCGTCTTTTTGTGGCTTTTCTTCTACAGCCTTGTATTTCTTCTTCTGTAAGTGGTCTTACAAAAAAAGAAAATAACAATTTGCCATTTCTTCTAATTTCTATTTTCTTTTGTAAGCTATCATCGTTTTTAAATGCTGCTGCTTCTAACAATCCTGCAATCATTTCGTCTTCATTTTGTAATATTTCTTCTTTGCTTGGTAATTCTTTTCCTTCTTGTTCATAATCAAATGTTGTATCATTCATATTTTTATACTTCCTTTCGTTTTTTATTATTTTTTATCATTCTATATCATATCTAAAACCTTCTAAATATTCTGGTATCGCATTTACTCTAAAACTCCAGCTTCTTTTGATGATGTCACCTGGTGTTAAATTCATCAAGTCCACTGTACCATCTGGCAAACAGTTTCTATAAATTTGTCTGGAAGATTGTCCGTCACGTCTTCTCAATTTTCCCTGAAAATCAAATGTAGGAAAATATCCCAGTTTAATATCATCAAGTAATTTTTCAATCAATACATCATCTCTTACTACTGCTTCTGTGAGTGTTAGCGTAATACTGTAACCGCTAGGCACACCATACACCAATGCAGAACCTACTGGTTGATAGTCTACATTGTTTTGTGACAATTGTGCTGTAAAAGTATCTACTTCTGCCAGAAACAACTGTGTGCCGTCTTTCTGTGTTACAAAAAGCTGTCCATCTTTTCCTGTCATCAGCTTTGTAACATCTAATATAGATTGCTGATTTAACATAATCCATTCACTTCCTTACTTTATTTTTTATTGTTTTATAAATTTGGAGAATATCTGAATTTATATACAAAATAAATTTTCTCCAAGCTATCAATATCATCTGCATAAATATTAAACCAAGCACTATCTCCTTGTGGTAAATTGTTTTTATCTATTTCAATATATCCGCCTTCTAAGAGTTTCTCTTCTGTGTGCATAAGAGAAAGTAAATTCCCTATTGCTATCATTACTGTTGCTCTGCCATCACCATCATTATTGATATTACCAATAAGTGGTTCTACTGTTGCAGAAGCCCTATTCATAAGTTCTTTTCTGATTTTTGTTCTTTTAATTTTTTTCCAACCTTCATCTTCCTCCCCTTGAGGCATATTGAGTGTCGTAATAGCACTTTCTATCCACACATTACCACTAGAAGAAGTGCTAAATGTCAACATACCAGCGTCAATACTTTGTTCATATTGGCTGTTTGTGAGCATTTCAAGCACATCTGTCATACCTGTTACGACTTTATGTGTCAAACTTTGATTACAAGCAGTAGAAGCTACCATTGCTGCAACTCTTGCTGCTGCTCTCACTCCTTCTAATGGCTGTCCTAATGTATCTATTGCACCACCTCCTACATATATCACATTGTAAGCATTTATCGCTTTTGCATGTGCTAGTCTTGTTTCAAACGGTACACTGGTACTTTCTGCAATCACTGCAAAAGGCAATATATTCCCATCATTGTATATTTTTTGTATAAACGCTGTCAAAAGTGTATGTACTGCAACACTTTCTGTATCAATACAAATAGCATTAAACACATAAGGTTCTAACAATGTAAAAGCATTAGAATAGTCTGCATTCGTAATAGTAGGATTTGTGCCGCATAGAAAATCTGTTTGTCCCACTTCTGCTAATGCTGCATTACCTGTATATTGTTCTACTTTTGAAAATACAAAATAGTTTGATTTTTTGGAAACTTCTAAAAAGCTGTTAATTTCATTTTCTGTAGTATCAAACACGATTCTTTCTAATTCTATAGTGCCCTCTAATACAATAAATTCTTTTGTATTTTCTTCTCCTAACACATTTCTTATAATATAACTTAACTGTCTATCTCCTTCACTTTTTGCTGTCATAGTAACTGCTTCAGCATTTTCTGCATCTAAAAGTATTGTTTGTCCCTTTGTGCCTCCTGAGCCTAATCTAACACAATATACTTTTTTTGCTCCTCCTGTAAATATTTCAGTTAAAAGAGATACTGTACCATTTTCTCCACCATTTCCTAATACTGCTATCGCTTGCTCTATGCTCTCAAATGTATGTACTTTATTTCTCTCTCCCCAATTAGAGCGAATACAACAAGCTACAATACCATCTGTTGCTCCTGCAATAGATACACCACCTACATTTTCATATCTTTGATATACACCAGGACGTTTTTTACTTTCTCCTACTGTAAAAAATATTCCCATACTTTACACCTCCATTTCTAAAAATGATTTTACTATTTTTTTCGCTTGTTCTTGTGTTGCCTGCTTCACATCAGATAGTTGAAAAGCTGCAATGACACACTCTGATTTTGTTTGAAATAACTGCTCTGCTTGTTGTACAAATTCCTCAACGCTATATTCTTGTTTTTTTATTTCTTGCTTTGGTTTGCTTTTTGTTTCTTCTTTTTTTAACTCTATCTCTTTTTCTTTTTCATTTTTCTGTTCTATTTCTTTTTTATCCATTTTTTACACTCCTTTCTTGAAATGTGGCGTGGTTTAATTTTGTTTTTTCTGGCTCTTTTCTTAGTATGCCGTATTGTCCTATTACAGTAATCTGCCCCATAAAAGGCTGATTTTCTGTACTTTCTTGCAATCCCATAACCAAAAAAGGAGAGCCGTTTTGCATAACCGTTTCTCCTTCTATCGCAATATCTCTGTATATTGCAGTAATCCACTTTCTTGTTTCTTCCACATTAGAAGAAAACACTACTATATTTAATACTTCTTCCAGCCACGCCATAGCATAGCTTGTTTTCATATTTTTACTACTTTCTTTTTTTACAAATACAATAGGATTTTTTGCAGTAGCATACAGCTTTTGATTGACTTCATCGTGTCCTAATAATATACAGTTTGGCTGATACTCTTTTATAAACGTATTCATAGCCCAAACGGGACAAGGAGAAATGCCCTCTTGTTTTGAAAAGCGATACACATCAAAATACACTCTTGCACCAAACACAACAGGTTCTGTTTCTTCTGTTTCAAAGCTATCTGTTCTATCCCATACTGCACAATAACTCTCTGTTTTTTCTGTCAAAAAAAGCCCCTCAAACATTGCAACCACTTCTTTTGCTATGTCTTCTGGAGCTTTTTTATTTTCATTTGTGCAATAAATATCTATTGCCATAATGCCGTCTGTTTTTCTTTCTGCATGATACCTCCATTCTATGTTGTATACCATTCTAGGAAAAGAACACTTGTCTTTCCAATTTTCCATCATATCATGAGGCAACATTTGATAAAATATTGCTGGTTGTTTTGCATAACTAGCTAATTCTTTTTTCAATACTTCACTTTGTTTTAAAACTTCATAAAATAATGTTTCTATCATATTTATCAACCTTTAGAAATTCGATATTGTTTTTGGAATATTTGTATTACTTTAGGGAGTGCAGCCTCTATTGTTTTTTGTTTAAATGGTCTTGGAGCAATTCTTTCTGTACCATTTTCAAGCAAATCTCCTAACAAATAACCATTTATCTGTAAATCGCTTTCTGTAATAGCGTGTATTAATAAATTGCTTCCTATTTTATTTCCATAAGTACGCCTTTTAAAAGATTTTTGTAATGTACCAAATCGCAATGCTGGAGGCTCACCAGGTGCAGAAGCGGTATATACCACACCTCCTTTTTTAGATTTTCTTCTACCTTTTTTAGAGTTTTGAGGTTTTCCACTTGTTTTATTGACTTTGTAAACACGTCCTGAACGCTGCCCAGAAAGCACTTTTTTCACTTCATTTGTCAACACATTTGCTGCCTCATATCCTCTTTGTCTTGCTTTTTGTTCTATTTCTTCTACTGTTTTGTTTACAATTATATTAATTTCATTCATTGCCTGTTTGTAGTCCCCCATATTTTCCTAACCCTTTCTTAATTAGTGAGTATATTTGACGCTTATGAAAGTTGCGACCAAGTGTTGACAAAGTAACACAGGAGCAACTGTAATGTCAAAATACGAACGGTTTTTCATACGAAGTATGAAAAAAATTTCCTAATTATTACAATATAATATTGTAAATATACCTACTTCTGCAGGTTCTTCTACACTTTCTACATCATACCTTTGCCCATTGTGTACCAATATATCTTCTGGCTGTATTTCTGTTTTTCCCCTCACTACAATAGTATGACTTGCAGTATGTTCTACTTGTTTCCACTTATATTTTTCTTTTTGGCTGATAGCGGAAAGAGAGCCTTTGATTTCTGTGATATATTCCAAATTTTCATTGTCATATATCACTCGCCCTCTTTCATCTGTTTGTGCTTTTTTTCTGTAAACAGAAAATGCTTTTAACTGCTGTCCTGGTCTAAACAATATCATACTAATACTATCACCACGCCTTCGGATTTTGCTGCATACCTAAATAGAAATATGGTTTTGTTTCTTTTGTAGTAGTATTTTTTGATACAAAAGCACTTGCCTGTTGTTTTTTTTCTAATTCATCTAGCATAGATTTAAAATGTTTGTATCTGTCAGAAAGGCTCAAACTCATATCACTTACTTTATAATCTACTTCATAACACAGTTTCATCACAATAGCTTTTAAACATTCTATTTTTGCCTTCTGCCATGTTTTACATTGTGCCAATATCGCTGCATATTCTTCATCACAAAGCACACAAGTATCAGCACCACCTTCTGTCATAGTATCGCCTAATTCAAAACGCATTTTGTCAATGCCGTTTTCTGTAATATTTTCTGGACAATAACTGTATGTTTTTGCCATATCACATCATTCCTTTTGTAACAGTAGTTCTACAATATCTGCTTTTGTCATACTTTGCTTGGCTTCTATTCCTTTTTGTTCTGCCATTTGCTCTAATTCTTCCTTTTTATATTGTAGTAATTGTTCTTTTGTTTGTAGTGATATTTCTGGTTGTTGCTCTTCTGTAATCTCACTTGTTTCTTCTTGCTGTTTTTCTTCTGAAATTTGGCTTGTTTCTTCCTGCTGTTGTTCTTCTGTAATCTCATCTGCTACTTCTGTTACTGCCAATACACCACATCTTAACAACTTATTTATCATATCTTTGTCAATGACACTTTCTGGTATTTCTTCTCCTTTTTGATAACTTTTATCAAATCTCATTGCCTTTTGTGCAATATATTTTTTCATCAATACTCACTCCTAGCTAACACAATCTTTTAAATAAAATGCCATATCGTCACCTGTCTTTTTCATATCATAGGCACAAATACCTTCTATAAATTCAGTATGTGTACCACTTTCTCCTTGAAAATGACTAAATACTACGGGCTGACCATTTCCGAGAGCGTCCCAGCTAAATGTATATCCTGCTGATGGCTCGTCAATGTGTGGTGTGTCTGGTGCATATAATAATAACGCTCCTTTGGCATCACATATAAATTCCATATTAGGTGCTGCTCCTAAAGGTGCTGTATTGTAAGAACTATCCAATACCACAACCTCATTCAATCCGAATAGTTCCGCTAATGCTCTTTCATTTACTGTAGCAGGATTTAATGTACTTCCTCCAAATTTTACTCTTTCCAATATCATAGCATTTGATTTCAGTGCTGTAAAAGTGTCTACCCCTAATGCCAATTTATTAGGTTTTCTTCTGCCTTCTCTCTGTATCTGAACACAAAGACTATCAAACAACTGTATAGGGTCTGCATTGTCATTGTCAAACTGATAAAACTGTTTTGCTGTAGGTGTTGTAGTTACTCCTTCTAATTCATTTTGCCATACACCTGCTTTAAAAAATGCTTTAGAAAACATCACATCTAAATGGGTATTCATTTTTTCTGTTGCTGCAATGGTTTTTGCTTTTCTAGGGTCTATCATTCCAACTACGCCTGCTCTTGTATAATTCAATGCTGTAATCTGGTCTATTCCCATAATAATCTGGTCTACTTTGCAACTGTAGGTATCTTCATCATTTCCCATAATAGAAGGTTCTACTTTTCCAAAAGCTGGTTTTCTTTTCACATCATCTCTTGCAAGTGTTGCCTTATCATATTTGTAATAATGTCCTGTTGCTGTTGGAACAGGCACTCTTGGAAACAGACGCAAACCTTTTGCTACATTTTCTGGTTTTTGTAAGTATGCTATAGACATATTTGTTAAATACATATTTGGCTTCCAATTTCCTGTTGCGATTTCTTTTGCTATTTTATCTGGTGTTAGTTTCATTTCATATCCTCCTTTTAAAACATCGAAATTCTGTCTCAAACTCTGTAAGTTTTTTCACTTTCTTTTTTTCAAAAAGTTAAGCTTTATAACCACATTTTCTAATATCTACTTGTATTACTTCGTCTTCTGCTGTTGCATTTGCCATAGCATAGCCTATTACAAATTTACCAGCAGTTGCTGGTATCACTCTGCCTTGTGTATCTGTCATCACTTCTTGCCCTTTTTTGATTTCTGCACCAGCTTTGCAATATCCAATATCTTTTATCTGTACTGTGACATCCTCTCCAGAAGATAGTTTTTGTGTTGTTTCTGGTAACAATATTCCTGCTACCATTTCTCCTGCTGTACTACATAACACTACAGCACCATTTTCATCATACTTTACAGCACAAAAAGCACCATTTTCTATTGTTTCTCCTGCTGTTTCTGCAACTACAGAAGATGTATTAATACTTGCTCCAAAATAATTCATATTGTTCCACTCCTTTTTATTTTATAATTATTTATTAATGAAAAAGACACTCTACAAAGAGTGCATTCATTATTTCTATATAACATTTGCTTTCATATTTGGCAATAACTTCTGTAACTCTTTCGCAATGGTTTCTGCTACTTCATTTGCAATTTCTGGCATTTGTTGCCTTATTGTTGTGATAATACTTTCTTTATCTGCTGCTGTATTACCTGTAAATGTAAAATTCATACCTCCTAAACTAATTGTAATACTACTTGGTGTTGCTTCTTTTTTGTTCTCTACTTTTTCAAACATAGACTTGTAATCTATGCTACCACCAAATATACCGCCTCTTGCATGTTTTGGAAGCATACCCAACAATTCACCTGTTTGCCGCCATAATGCTATTCCTCTATGTTTATTTGTACCAGTAAGAGGTATAATTGCCTCTGCTCCTGCTTCTCCAATCATTCCTAAATGTGGTTTATTGACAATACCTCCCATCGCTTTTTTATCTACACTTTGATTTGTAAATTTATCAAAAGCCATACTAATTCCTGTTCCTAAAGGATTTGTAAATCTCTTTATCATATCTTGAGGTTGAACACCACTATATACTATTTTAAACATTGCTTCTGTAACAATTCTATCTGGTAATGCTTTATATTTCTCATCTAACTCCATCACCTTTCTGATGGCTTTTTCTAATGCTTGCTGTCCCGCAGCGTCCATTTCATCATACTTTTGTATTGCTTGCTCTATTGGTTCCCCATATTCTATTTCAATTTGCTGTAGTTCGCTATTTCTCCAGTCGCTTAATATTTTCTCTACTTCTGCATCTTTTTCTAATGCTGCTGCATACTGTTCATAAAGTTTGCCCATATAAGAGTCTATTGCTTCTAATGCAGTACCTGCTATATCACCTGGTAAAAATTGACCTTCTTTTGTACCATATTCAAAACCATTTTCTTTCATTATATTATCCATTTCATAATCAACCGATTTCTTTTTTTCTTGTATTCTTTGATAACGGTCAGAAGTTGCTTTGCCTTCCTTTTCCAATGTTTCTAGTTTTTTACCCAATGTTTCGCTCTCTAATATCAAATCCTGCATTTTTTCTCTGATATTTTCCATTCTTTGTTCTTCTTTTTCTAAATTTGTAACTTCTTTTTTACCATTGATATAATCTTCATTTACTTTATCAAAATTTTTAGCATTTTCTAAATTTTGTTTTTTCAAATTTGCAAATTGTAGTTTTTTCTCCCACTCGTTCAATTTTTGTACTTTTTCAATTCTTTCATCTAGTTTATCGTTAATTACATCTTCTGCACTTATCATACTAGGATAAAGAGAAGATAATTCTTCTACAATATCATTTAATTCCTGTTGCTTTTGTAATCTATCCTCTTGTGACAAATCCGTTTTAGAAAGTTCTTCTCTTACGTCCTGCCACCTTTTTTTGAGATATTCTGTTTCCCATATCAAATCGTTTACATTTTTTAAGTCACTTCTTATACTTTGTGTATTGCTAATATTATTTTTAATGGCTTCTGTTTCTCTTTCTTCTTCTGGTTTAAAATAATCTGTCAATCCTCTAAAAAGTTTTTCACCACCCATATAACCACCAATACTACCTGCCAATCCTCCTATTGCACCACCTATTGCTGTACCTACACCAGGTGCTATTGCTGTACCGATTGCTGCACCTATTTTTGTTCCCAAAGAACCACCAGCTAAACTAGTAGCAAAACTACCACCTTGTACAACTGTTTCTTTTTTCTTGTCTTCTGCCTGCATTACCGCTGCTGCTGAAAATAGTAGACTTAATCCATTTCCTTTTAAGAACTTTCCTGTTTTTCCTATGCTTCCTTTCAATTTAGGTACATAAGGTGCTATCTTTGCAGAAATATCATCAAATATACCACTGATTTTTCCTAAAGGTTTTGTTGATTTAGCAACAGAACCATTTATCGCTCTCCAACCTGTCTGATAACTTTCTATTGCTGCTCCTCTTGTTGTTGTGTTCCACAATTTTGCATTTTCCCAAAAAGCTGCATAATCATCAGTATTTTGTGCAATTGGTTTTGCCACTTTTGCTACAGAAGCAATTTTCTCTGTTGCTCCACTTCCTAATTTACCTAATAACTTCCCTGCTCCTAGTGCTTTTCCTGTTTTGATACCACCATAAGCTAGTAGTCCAGCAGAAAGCCAACTACCACCTGTTGCTTGTTCTCCTCCTGGCAATATTTTAGAAGCATTTACAACAAGTTCTTTTGATTTTTCTTTGATGCCTTCCCATATTTTACTACCATCAAAACCATTTATAAAACCTTCTGCAAAACTTTTGCCTATATCAAAACCACTGTCTGTAGCTTCTCCTAAATCAATGCCTAACAGTGCTGATATACCTGCTGTCAGTGCAGAACTAATGCCATATCCTATGTTATTTGCTACACCACAAGCCCATTCTTTTCCTTTACTACTCCACCATTGACTGAAAGGTTCTGCTATGATTTTATCCCACGCAATACTCATTTTTCCAGACAAATCCGCATTTTGCCATTCCTTAGTGTTTTTAAATTCTTTTACTGTACTTTCTATTTTTTCTATTCTATATTGGAATTTTTCTGCTGCTTTTGTAAGTTTCTGCCCAAATGAAAGTGTTAAGTCTTTGCTCCATTGTAAAAACTTTCTGGCACTTGGTTGGAATTTATCCATAAAATCAAGTTGTACACTTTCCACCGCACTCTGTAATGCTTTAACATCACCATAAATATTGTCATTCATAATATTTGCCATTTCTTCTAATGCACCACTTGAATTTGCTACTTTATCTTTTAATTCGTCATATTCTCCGCTCACACCAGATAACAAATGCTGTAACTCACTCATTCGTGTCTTGCCACCTATTGCACCTAAATAATAGTCTTTTTCTTCCTGTGACAAATCTTTTATTTTATCGTTTAATTCTTTTAATACATTAGCATATCCCTTAAAATTGCCTTGTGCGTCATAGGCACTTAAATTTAATTTTTTCATTGCTGTTCCTGCAATTCCATTGCCCATTGTTAAATTCTGTAGTACAGAATTTAAAGCATTTCCTGCTTCACTGCCTTTAACACCTCTATTTGCAAGCACACCAATTAAAGCACTCGCTTCATCGTGAGCAATTCCTCTATTTTTTGCAGTGCCGCCAAATTCTAAAAATGCCTCCATCATAGCATCAATATTGGTATTAGAACTAGAAGCTGTTTTTGCAACTTTATCTAAATATCCTTGTAAATCATCTGCATCAATACCTAAACTACTCATACTATCTGTTACAAGGTCACTTGTTCTGCCTAAATCCAAATTGCCAGCTTCTGATAATCTTAGCACTGGCTTTAGTGATTTTTCCATTTTTTCTTTATCCCAACCAGCCAAAGCCATATATCCTAATGCGTCAGCAGCTTCACTTGCAGACTTTGTTGTGGTTTTTCCCATTTCTCTAGCTACTTTTGTTAATTCAGCCATTTCTTGTGGATTTGAACCACTTAATGCTTTTACAGTGCTAACACTTTTTTCAAAATTTTGATAGGTCTGAAAAGTGCTTGCTGCTCCTGCCGATATGCCTAGTACAGCACCAGCCTGAAATATAGGATTTTTCAGCATATTGAGTATGCCTTTTAATGGTGCAGTTGCTTTATCTAATACTTTGACAGATACATTCCACGTTTTTCTACCCAAACTGTAAACTGTTTTAGAAATCTTTTCTATAGCTTGTGTTGCCTTATCTCTTACATTTAAAGCTACCTCGCTTTTTTTTATTTTAGACATCTGTTTTTTCATTTTTTCAATGCTTTTTCCCAGTCTGTCTACATTTTCTCTTACTTTTTGTACTCCTGCACTTGTTTGGTCTTGCAGCCTTGCTGCAATGTCAATTACTACTGTTTGTGCCAATTTCACCACCTCATATTATATCCAGCCATTTTCTCTATCTCTATCAGCAAAGTAACTTGGTGGTACAATAGCTGTATTGCCTTTTGTTAACTCTGCAAAGCCATTACTAGAGGCATCTGCCATATCTTTATATTTTCCCTCTGGAAAACTCTCCAATTGTGACAAATAACTTTCTGTCCAATCTGAAAGCAATACACATACATTGCCTTTTTCTGTGCCTTGTAATCCTATCCACTGTGCAGAAAAGGGCTCTGCTCTTGTTTCTTTGCTGCCAGACTCTCTTACCACTGATACAGAAAAACCACTTAAAAGTTTGATGTACTGTTCTGCTTGGTCTTTTCCTGCCTGTCCAGGATCTTGTGACAATCTTATTTTGACATTTTTATACTTTGCTTTATCTATTTTTGCTGTATTTAACACGGTTTGTCTTACTTCACTAGCGTTCATTCTCCTGTTAATAACATCTGCTATGACATAACTTCCGTTTTTTCTTTTTCCTATCAATACCCCTGCAGTATATGCTGCACCATTTTCTGTATTTTTTCTATCTTCTGTAGCAGCAAAATCCCACGCTCTTACCCACTGTTTGACATCATTTGGCACTTCTTCTATCAAATTTACTTTATTTCTTGGGAAATATAGCCCTGCTGCGGGCTTAATCTTCCAGTTGCCATATAATAGCCTTTCTCTTTCTACTACGGAAAGAGCCTTTAAATTTGCCATATAGCTAGGGTCTTTTTCCATTAATATTTTGTTGTCTTGTAATGTACTTGCTATAAATGTAACGGATTTTGGTTCTGCTTTTTCTTCTTCTGTTTTTAAGTCAAACTGTTCAAAAAGTTGTTGTTTGCTGTCTGCCCAATATAATGTATCATCTCGTCTTATAAACCACCTTAATATACCACTTCTTTCTGGTATGGCATAGCCTGTATTTTCATCCCACCACCAAGAAATAAACTCTGCTACCCAACTATCTGCATCAGGATTACAAGTTGCTCTCACATAGGGCTTTACACCGCAAGTAGAACGATTTCTGGAAAGCATATAAAAAAACTGTTTTCTGCTAAAGTGTGTCAATTCATCGAACAGTATCAGTGGTATTTGAGAACCTTGCCATTTTAATACATCTTTTTCTAACTCCATATAACTAAATGTTACTTTCATACCACTTTGAAATTTCCACACAGATACAGGATTTTTGACTGCCTTTCCACCACAATAAGGATAAATATTACAAGCTGTATCCCAAAGACCACCTTCTGCAAATATCTGATTGTTATTTTTTCGAAATATCACTGCTCCAAATTTCCCATTGTTGATATAGTGCAATGGTTCTAAAAGTAAAGCAAATGTTTTGCCTCCTCCTGCTGCACCACCATAAATACAGATGTCAGCATTGCAAGACAAAAACCTCTCTTGTGCTCCTTTTTGTGGTCTAATTTCCATACTACTCAACCCCTATCATTGTTGGGTAAATAAATATTTACTGCTGTTGTTTGTTCTGTTTGTTGATTTTGTGTTTCTCCAAATTTTAAAAGCACTTCTAAACATTTCATTTTTTGTTTTTTTACCTTTTCAATTTCATTGTTATATCGCAATATCAATTCGTGTACTGCTACAGTATTTGTAGTGATTTCTTCCTGTGTATTTGTGTTATTCTTTTGTGAACCTTCTGTTTTCTTTTTTTTGCTCACACCAGACACCACAAGTCCACCTGCTTTTTGCTCCAATTCTTTTATTTTTTTCATAAACTTCAATATCTGTAAATCACAAAACTTTATCATTTTTTTACATTCTTCTATTTCATCTACTTCTTGTTGTAAAAAAAATTTCTGTTCTTCTTCTGATAAAAATTCAAATAACATTTTTTCGTAAATACCATGTTTGAGATGATTTTTATTGCCCTTAGGAGCACCGCCTTTATTCTTTTCTGGTTGCAACTTTTTTGCTGTTGTAGTTGCAACTTTTTCTTCGTTGGTTGCAACCTTTTCTAGCTCATTTTTCTTCCAATAACGCACCGCCCAAGATTTTACTGTACTCAATGAAATGCCGTATTTTTCAGCAATTTCTTTATATTTCATACCGTTTTTCCAGTCCTCAAAAGCCTGTTGTTTTTTGTCCACTACATCATCACCACCCCCTTATGTTGAATTTGAAAAATTACTTTTTCTCTCTGGTAAAGAAATAAAAAAACGGCGTATCTATCAACGCCATACAAAACTTTACAACATATTGACTAACTATCATTAAAAATAAATCTGGTACTGTACCATAAAAAGCAATGGTAATAAATATTGCTGTATCTATCAGTTGACTTGTCATAGTAGAAGCATTATTTCTTAGCCATTTATATCTGCCATTAAATTTCTTTTTAAAACTATGAAACAACTTCACATCACAATATTGCGATACACTATAAGCACAAAGAGACGCAATTACAAATCTTGCACTATTAGAAAGCACTGCTTCAAACTGTATTTGAAATTCCTCTGCAAATGGTGCAGGAGGCAATAACATTGCAATATACAATAACAACAATGCAAATATCTGCACAATAAATCCTTTTTTTACAGTGTTATTTGCTTCTTTTTCTCCCCATATTTCTCCTATCACATCTGTACATAAAAATGTAATAGGATAAGCTACCACAGCAGCAGGCAATACAAAATAACCTATTGAAACCACTTTACTTGCTACTACATTTGCTATGAGCAAACTTGTTATAAAAAAGCAGTTCAACCATATTAAATTTTTTTCTGTTTTACACATACTCTTACTCCTTCCATATACTTTTGATACAATACCCATTGACAAAAGTTATAAGCACAAACTTTTCCTATTTTTACTTTTTTGCCATAATTATTTATTTTTTTTGAAACTATGATACCGTTTTGAAATGTATGTTTTTGCTTTCCTCTTGCAGCACCTGTTAGCCAACTGGAACTATCTACACTATAAAAAGGATATTCCTGTAATATTTTTGTTTTGGTAAATCCCAAACCATGCACTTTAACTCCTCTAATAGTAGCATATTCTACTAGCTTTTTATAATAAGGATATTCTTGTTTTTTCGCCCCCAGTACAAGCCCTCCAATAGCAATATAATCATATTCTTTGCACATTTTTTTCCAATACTCCACACCTCTTTGTTTATGCCATACTGGAATACACTTTTTACCTGTTTGCGTTTCTATTTGTTTTCTCCACTGTTCTACTGCTTCTATTCCAAATATGCTATCAACGTCCATTTCAAAAAAATATTTTACATCATACTTTTTTATAAAACAGATATACTTTTTCACATAATTATCCATATCTTTTTTGGTAATTTGTTTTCCATTCATATAAGAAAATGCTCCGCTATCTAATAAAAACCCCTCATTTCCTACTATTTGCATTGCTTCTAAACAAGCCTTTTCTCCTTTAAAAAACGTTTCCAATATATATTTTGGAGGATATTTTTTTATCACTTCTGTTTTCTGTGTTCTTGTCATGCCACTATTTGTTGCTGCAAGAAATATTCTCATATTTCAAACTCCTTACCACAGTGAGGACATATTACTGTTTTTGCTTTTCTATTTTGAGATAATTCACTTTCCTGCAAAAAATCATCATCTGATACCTCTATTTCTTCCGCTGAAAAGTCTGGAAAATGAAAAAGTGTTTCCATATCTATAGCAGCAATATCAGAAAGTTCTTTTTCTAGTTTTTTCATATTCCATTGTGCAAACTCTGCTGTTTTGTTATCTGCTAAACGAAATGCTTTGACTTGTTCTTCTGTTAATTCTTCTGCATAAATACAAGGAACTTCATTCATATTTAATTGTTCTGCTGCCTTTTTTCTGGTATGTCCTGCAATAATAACATTGTTTTTATCTAGCAATATAGGTACCAAAAACCCAAAATTTTCAATAGAATGTATTACAGGTTCTATTGCTTGCTCATTCTGTCTAGGATTGTTTTCATATTCTTTTATTTCATTTACTTTTTTATAAATAATGTTTCGCTTCATATTATCTATTCCTTTCTGAAAAATAAAAAAGAGATAACCATTATTCGCTATCTCTTTTGAAAAGTTTGGGGGCTTTTGATAAATCTTTATGCTATTATCATAACAGAAAAAACAGAAAAAAATTCCCGTTTTTTTCCCGACTTTTTCCCAAATCGTCCCGTTTTTTTCCCATTTTGTCCCACTTTTTTCCCAAATCGTCCCAAGTTTTAAATTTCTTCTTTGTATTTCATCAATTTATATAAGTCTGTATATATCTCACATAGTAATCTGCTTACACTTGATTTTGATAAACTCATACTATAAGCAATCTGTAATATTCCTTTTTTTTGTTTATGTTTGTATTCTAATATCTTTTTACTTTCTTCATTTAACATATGAATATAAAATGCTGTTTCTTCTTGACCATCTTCTAGCTTCTGTATTTCCATTTTTAAGCCCACTATTTCATTTTGTGTTCTACAATATGCACTCTCCAAACTGTTATAAATTGCTTCGATATTTCTTTCCATAGGACTTTGTGGCAATGCTCCACCTTTACTGCCTATGCCATCATATTTTACTGCCTGCAAATCTGTATTTAACGAAACAGGCAATACAGCACTGTTTCTGTCGTTATCTATTTCTTGTAATCTTTTCCTCAATCTTTCTAATTTTTCATTCTTCCAAACAATCATTTTTTCAACATAATAATATTGCTCTATTTTCTTTTTTACTGCTTCTATTTCTTCTTTATTTATCAAGACTTCCGCCCCCTTGATTGTATTAGTAAAAAATGCTATACTATCATTAGGGTTTATTTAGGGGCGAAAGCCCTTTTTTGTATTTTTATTATATTAATTTATCTGGATTATTTAATAATTCATCAAAATCAGTTTTTGAAAATCCATTGTATATCAATATATGTATTCCTTTTTTTATACCGCCATAATAACAAATGATATACAACCATCCTAAAGCAAAATCAATTTCTTTGCTAAAACATTCTTTGTAGTAAAGTGGATATAAATTCGTCACCCAAACTTTTGAATGATTTGTATTTAATAGGTCAGTGTAAATTATAAACCGATATATCTTTTTTTGAAGTTTCGCAAAAACAGTATTATATTTATTATAAAAATCTTCTGCATTTTCATACACTTTACAACTTCTAATTTTACAATTTTTGTTGAGTAACAAATCAGAAAATTTACAGCAATGTTTTTCTAACAAAAATTGAAATATTCCTCTATAATTTTCTGGAACTTTTTCCAATTCTAGCTTTTTTAATGCTTCCCTTTTTTTCATTTCCAAAAATTGCATATTTAATCTCCTCTTGTTCTATCATTAACTATCTATTCATTCTTCCTTTTCATTTATAACATAAAGTTGATGTAGCATATCTCCATCCTGATTGTAATTTGCTTAAATTATTTATTAACTCTTCAAAATCAGTTTTCAATAATCCATTATATATCACTATCTGTGCTTCTTTTTTTATGCTATGAAAAAGAAGAACAATATATAAATATCCTTTTACATTAAAATCAAAGAACTTTTTGTTAAATATTTGATTAAAAGTAGAAAGATAGAATATTTCAAAACTCAATTCTAACGCTGGTTTTGCTCGCTTTGAAACTTCAAATTGATATATTTTATGAAAAAAGTTTGTTTCAGACTGAATAGTATCATAAAAATCAGTTTCATTTTCAAAAATTTTACAACTCTCAATATTCGCATTTTTAAATAATAATAAATTTAAAAATTTATCATCATTACAATGATTTTCAAGTAAATATCTGAATAATTCTCTATAGTTTTCTGTTATTTTACTCAATTCTTTCTTTTGTATAGCTTCTTTTTTTTCTCTTGTTTTTTTTATACTTAAATAATTATTCATAAAATTCCCCCTTACATTTGTACAAATAAAAATATATTCTTATTACTCCAACATAGAAAACAAATTTAATTGTTCTGCTATCACTTCATTCTTTTTGTTTCCTTTTTTCTTCTGTTGTATCACCACATTAACAGGCTTTTCTGATATTGTTTTTGGTGTTGTTTTTTCTACACTTTTCTCTATTTGTTTCATTGTATGTAACCACCTTTTTATATGCCAGTGTTCTATTCGAAACATAGGCATATACCAAAATTGCTGTCCTTCTTTTTCAATAGGATTTAAAACATCACCACAAATAGGATTTGTTAATGTATCTGCAATTACAATATATCCTGCACAGCCTAAAAGCGATAACTGTATATAACACATCATTCCTGTAATAACATCAATATCTTGCCCTACAAACAACGTTGTTTGCTGATAGTTTATTCCTCTATTTTTTAATTCATTTGCGTATGCAATTAATAGTGCTCCTGCACCGCAAGCAGGGTCACATACAGAAATATAACCTTTTTCTTTTATTTCCTTTTTTATAATTGAAATTAATTTTTTAATATCCTTTGAAGTTGCATTTTCTTTGTTGATGATAAAATTCGCGTGTTTAGTACTTATTTCTGCCCCACCCTCTTTTCTTCCTTTTAAACCAGCTTCTTCGATTAATCG